ACGATTAAGTTCATACTTGCCACAAAACTTTAAAAACTGAGCCCCGACCATTGGTCGATTTAGCCTTACGCTACCGTTAGCAATAGTTTCGGCAATTTTAATTTTAATATTGTCAGGTTGAGCAGACAAGTCGACTAACACACGATTTCGTTTGTAGTCGTCTAGAACTTTGTGTTCTACACCGTTATGGTCAGTCCATGATTGTAGCATCAAATTATTCCAAGCAAAACCTTGGTTAGCACGATCCTTATATGCTTCTTCTAGCTTAGTTTTACGCACACCGGGAAAAGCACTGAATACATTGTCAGTGGGATCTCCACGCATACATTTTTCAAACAAGATCCATTCAGGATTGGGAATAACCTTAGGCTCTTTAGTCTTTTTGTCAATAACCATCTTGCCTTTTTTGTCAAAGATGCCTTGCAGGGTATGCAGTTCATCTGCTACACCATTGTATTGATTAACATTGTCGGCCAGTAACTGATGAAAGTCAGTGTCGCTGCTCACAATGGTATGGTGATCCTGAGGGTGTGCTTGAATCCATCCTGCCACCAAGTCATCTGCTTCCAGCTGCTCGTGCCGGAGAACAGTACAATTGGTGCGTTCGGATAAGAAAGTTTTAAGGTCGTCAAAAGCTTCCCAGAATAGACGGTCTTCTTCTGCTTCTTTTTCAGTGAGTGCAGCTCGGGCCACTGCTCGATTTTTCTTGTAAGGCTCATAAAAATCCTTGCGCCAGCTTCGGCCCTCAAGGCAGAATACTACATGGTCTGCTTTTTGATCTCGCCATGCTTTGTTAACGCTGGCAAGGGTTACATGGATAGCAAAACCCAGTTTATCCCAAGTATCGCTTTGACGATGGGCACTGTGCCTTGCACGGAAGAATGTGTTAGCTGTATCAACAATTAGGTATCGCATGGTATAATAATAGCATATTATGCTAAATTAGTCAACAATTAATGAAATATTATTCTTTGTATGCAGGATTTGGGAATTCTAATTCAAAAATATGGAAGGTGCTGCCATCTTGATCCTTCAGTGTTTCTGTGGTGCGGATATGTTCAGCTTCGGTTAATGTATGAAAGAATCCGATACCTACACTATTAGTAGCACTTGAACCGACTAGACTAAGATATAAGTTAGCTTTAGTCGCCATTTTAACAAGCTGATAATACTTCAAAGTTCTTGATGGAGCAATTGATTGCATCAGCTTACCTCACTTCTACCATCCCCTAAATCTCTGCGTTTTACGCCAGTAACTGGCCGGGGGTTATTTGCTTCATATTGTTCAAATGTTTCCAAAACTACATTTCGGCAAACATCTTGGAACCATTGATCAACAATTTGAGAATCGTCTTTACCTTTATAACCAGATCGAATCAATTTGGCTACAAAAAAATCATTCCAATCTAATTCAAATGCGCCGTTGCCAATATTTTCTGGATCTAATTCTACACTGATTATATTAACGTAGGGTTCACCTTTTTCCGTGGCAATTTGCTTAGGTGTTTTCTTAGGTTGTGTAGTTTTTTTAGCCCGAGGTGCCTTAGGTGCTGGCTCAGGTGTAGGCAACGGTGTTTCCTCTTTAATAGACTGTTCTTTATTAAACAGTTTGTTGAATATTCCCATATATTATCCTTTTAACATCTTAATAATTGCTTCATCGCGATGGTACCAACGATCCACTATTAGTGGGTCACCCGGGCCTGTGATAATTCTTCGACCGCGCATTGATAACCCCCAAATCCACCGATTAGTGGTATGACAACGACGAGGAATAATGCTGTACTTATATTCAAATACAGCACGATCATCGAACGGATCATACGATTGGGTCATTTCATCGCTAGTAGCTACACCCATCACTTGCCCCACCCATTGCCCCACAGATCGACATGTAGTCTTGGACTATAATAGTAACCTTTGCTCACTGCCCAATCGGCTACCCGAACTCGATTTTTTTCGTAAGGAGTGACAACACCTCCTTGTGGCATTACATAGACTGCACCAGTAAATCCCCCTGCTCTGAATTCTTTTACTGCTCGATCTACTTCAGCAAAGTGTTCTTCAGTCTCAACAACAAATTTAAGATAAGTGTATCCCACAGACTGATAGCTGGCTACAATGTCAGGTTGAATAGCATCTTCCCAACGCTCGCCGCTGGCGCTTAACTTAGCACTGACACTAAAAGTCAGCTTGTTATAAGTTCTGCGCTCGTCCTTGGAATTCAATTTAGAGTTTAATGTCCAATTAAGTAAGTAGTGTCTAAATGCAGGCTGTAGTTCCTGTGTACCATTTGTTTCGAACGTTAAATTTTGCAGGTCTGCCATGTTAGGATTACTTAGTAATTCTTCGTAAGCACGTTGCCAACCTAACAAAGGTTCGCCGCCTGTGATAACAAGATGCACATCATTGCCGTTATCTTGTACCCATTTGTTATTGGGTGTAAGTTTTAACATACGGTCTACTAGATCATGATTGTCGATGGTTGGACTTAATTCTTTAAATGCAGGATGCCAGCTAGCATAACTGTCGCAACCAGTATTTACTAATGGCAAACTATTGAAGTCTTTGTATAATTGCACATTTTTTGCAACTTCATCTGCTTCAATGCTTTTTACGCCTGGGGCACATCCAAATCCCGAACAGGTAAAGTTACAACCGAATGTTCGTAAGAACACACTAGGAACTCCTACAAATCTGCCTTCACCTTGGGCGCTATAAAAAATTTCACTTACTTTAATTTTAGCCATTGTTTTTTACTTTAAAAAAATATCGTTAATCTGTCTATTGACGCGAATAAATGTAGTGCATTTTGGCAATTGTTTAAGAGTTGATGCGCCCACATAAGTGCAGGCACTGCGTAATCCACCTAGCATGTCCAGTACTGTATCTTTAACTGGTCCTTTGTAAGGAATTTCAACAGTGCGACCTTCCGAACTACGATAGTCTGCTACACCACCGTGATGTTTTGTCATAGCAGTATCGCTGCTCATACCATAAAACATAACTTTGGGATCTTGTCCCTGCTCTTGAATAACAGTACCGCCACCTTCGTCGTGTCCTGCCAACATTCCACCTAACATTACAAAATCTGCACCTGCACCGAATGCCTTGGCAACATCTCCTGGACAGGTACATCCGCCATCGGCAATAATATGCCCACCAAGACCATGAGCAGCATCAGCGCACTCAATAATAGCACTAAGCTGAGGGTAGCCAACGCCAGTCTGAACACGAGTCGTGCAAACGCTGCCAGGCCCAATTCCAACTTTAATAATATCTGCTCCACGTAAAATTAACTCCTGTGTCATGTCTGCTGTGACAACATTGCCAGCAATAATAGTACAGTGCGGAAATGCTTCTCTTACTTCTTCTACATAATCGCCGAAGATTTCACTGTAACCGTTGGCTACATCAATACAGATAAAATGTATTTCTGGATAGCTATTAATGATTCTACTCAGTCGTTGGAAATCACTGATACTAGTACCAGTGCTGACTGCTAAATGATTACCGCCAATTCTCCCAATGGTGTCACTGAATTGATCTTCGGTATAAGGTTTGACCAAACAAGTGAACATTCGATGGCGATACAAAGCTTCAGCCATTTCCATAGTTCCCACACCGTCCATGTTTGATGCCATAATAGGCACACCAAACCATTCGTGACCGCTGTGTTTAAATTTATAGGTCCTATTTAAATCTACTTCTTTTCTACTAGAAAGAGTGCTACGTTTAGGCCGAATTAATACATCTTTGAAATCTAGTTTAATATCTTCTTCGATTCTCATTTTTCTGCCTCAAATATATTTGACCATTGTTTTAATTTTTTAAATTTATTTTGTTGTGCAACTATTACTTGATCTTGATTAACAATGTTATGTTCTATACATAGATTAATCATGGCTAAAACATCACCGATTTCTTCTGTGAGCTTGTCTCGATTGGGTTTGTCTGCTTTTAAATGCTGCTGATCTAAACCAAATCGTCGGCATTTAGAAACCATTTGTATTACTTCTGCACATTCTTCTTGTAAGATATTTAGAATTTCTTCTTGCTTTGATTCCATTTTTTACCAATGTCGAATTACACCTGCTACAATAAAGCAGTTAGTTATGATATATGATAACACAATTAAAGTACGAATACAAGCAATACGGTCCGATTCAGAATCCGTATTGCCTGCTTTTTCTCCAAGGGCCTTAGCCCATAACCGCCAAAATTTAGTTACTGCTTTTAACAATGTTCGATTCATTATCGTTGTTGACTAGTTTCTTTTGCAAGTAATTAAGCAACACACCGTAGGCAGGCAAGATTATCAACAAGCTTACTAACACTTTGCTAATGCTGTTGTTAGTGGCAACAATATGCCAGTTAGCTGCCATAAATTCATTGGCGCCGTAGGCAAATGCCGTAAAGAAAAATACATAAGTGTCTAAGAAAGTACTAACAATACTGCTTAAT